GGTGTAGTCACTCGACTACATGCCTGTAGTCACCCGACTACAGCAGAACCAGGGGCCTACTACACCTGTAGTATTTCCGGATTTCTCAGTGGAACCAAGGGGTTAGCCGCCGACCCATGTCAGGGCGGACAGATTTTGTCCGCCCCGGGGCAGCAGCCGAAAGACCAGGGAGAACCTGCACTATCGGCGGATCCGGGGATCTCAGCTGACGATTTTGGCCGATTTTGATTTTGACTTTGACTTTCATTTTCAACATCGCGACGCGAGAACAAGAGGAACGCGCTCGCGTTGCACGAAACGTGCCAGCCCTAACTGACTTTGACTTTCATTTTCATTTTCAAGATCGATTTTGATTTTGACTTTCATTTTCAAGATCGCGTCCAATTGATATTGACTTTGACTTTCATTTTCGTTTCCAATTGACTTTGATTTTCATTTTCAATTGAAAAAAGGCCTGCGAACGACCCCACTACCAATATCACAAAATTATTGTGCTGGAACCGCATCGCGTTCTGCGAATCCCATTCACCCCTATAGGCCCCCAGCCGCCACGTTGCTATCTATGACCCCCTCTAAGTCCCCGTAATCACTAAGGAAAATTGATTAGCTTGACACGACTACTGCGCCGCGCTAGACTACTCTTACTAACGCGCACGCGAGGCTCTAGGAAAATGCCACTTTTTGCATACCAGAGGAGAGCTACATTATCTGCGTTCCAGATTATATCTCTCATCATCAATAGGCGCAGAATTGACATAAATGGCAAACTCTCCCACGTAGAAGCTGCAAAAAAGCTCGCAGAATCAGTTTCTACACGTGATTTTTCCGGCGCAATGCTCAGATTGCACTACAGAATCTCCAAACTTTTGGAATGGGACGGACTTTTACACGAGTTGGACCAGCAAATTGGAAGAGAAGACGATGATGAGTTCCAGGAGTTCGTCAAAACTGTCATCCCAGACTATCTAAACTTCTTCGGTATTGACAAAATTAGTGACAAAACTAGCCGCCCAAACGGCAAGGAGTCAGATAATCCTCCCGTATCTGATAAAACTCCTACAGGGGGAACCACCAGCGCTGGTGTCAAGGCTATGACGGATGATGATTTTTGGTTTGGCGATCGAAAGTCGAGTCCCGAGCAGAGTTCGGAGCCACTCTAAAATGCTTAAGTATGTCATTTGGGGACACGCTCGCAGCACAAAGGCGTGGGACTGCCATTTCGTGTCTTTGTGCTGCGTTTCCCTACTCCTTTCCTGTACATGTAAGAAGCCGGTAGACCAGAGTTTGCCGGAATGTAGTAGTTTGTCGGTAGGCGAAGAGGCTTTCGGCATTAAAGGTTCGTCCGTTGACTCGATCAGCACAGGCAGCGCAGTTGTTATTGTGCCGGTTGACAGCGCAGAAGGCGAAATAGACCTAACTTTTGTTTGTAGGTGACCAGGGAGACATAGAATGCTGCCGTTCCTGTTGCAAGCTGTAGAGTCCGTAGGGCACACTGTATTTACTAAAGGCAAGTTTAACCTGAATATCGTTGGTATCAGGAATAACAGACCCGTGCCTAACGAGTTTGACGACCTTATATGTGTAGTCTACAAAGACGAGTATGACCAGTGGATAACTAATAGCTGGCCTGCCACTACTGATCCTGGGATGTACTACTTGAACAACCCCATGAACGTAACTGGCACGGCTATTATGATGCCTGGCCAGTACCGGGGCTCGTACAAAATAGGTATGCACTATACATATGAGGCTCTCGTACAGCACGGCGGTACTGTGCGTATATGGAGAGACTCTAATAAAGACGATATTCTAGACTACGGAATAGAGGACCAGTCTGAGGGTTACTTCGGTATAAATATCCATAGGGCTCATGCGGACATTAACACAGATACAGTTGACAGGTGGAGCGCAGGCTGTCAGGTGTTCCAGAAACCAGAAGACTTTGACGAGTTTATGAACTTGTGTTACAAAGCTGCTGAGATCTGGGGTAATGGTTTTACGTATACTCTTATTGTGCCGAATAAGTTTCTCATGGAGGCATAATGCCTAAGCCGTACAAGAAGCGAAAGAAGCTCAAGCCTAAGCCGTACAAGAAGCGAAAGAAATGAAAATCGGCTTCAACATTTCTGGCCCTATCGGGGCCGTGGTCCCTTTCTGTGCTCCGTATGGAAGCGAGGTTGAGTTTTCTACCAGATATGTGTGGGAGGCTGCCTTTGCAGCGGACATGCACGGTTATAAGACTTTTGTCACATCTGATGGTTCTAATAGATCAAGAGCAACCAGGCAGAACTCAAGACACTTGAATCTCGTTCTTCTTTGCGGCGCGTCAGATAGTGACCACGGTTCCATTTACATTTCACACAGGACTTCTGCACTTAACAGAAGGCGTGTGATCAAAGCAGCGGCTATGCTCTCTAGTCTTTCCGCTAGAGAGATCTCCGTAATCGACACAGAAGGCGGCTCTGAAGAAGACCTAAGCATGCGTGGCTATAAGGCTTTTTGCTGGCTGGTTAGGCTGCCGTTCACACAGGATTGCAAAAACGCTGGACACCAGTTGCTAGCTGCGCTACGGTACGCCTATGACTTACAAGACTCAGATAATGCAAGCGCTGGAAGACTTGGAAGTAACACCGCAGTCGATCGCGGAACAACTGGCGCAAGTTATTCGTGGTGAAACAATCACAGAAAAGTTCGACGGGAAAGGTAAGCTGACGGCAAAAACAGTCAGGACAGATCCGCAAGATGCTATGCGAGGCGCAATGATTTTTGATGCTATACATGGTGGGGAACTTGGGATTGCACCACGTACTTTAGACTTCAAAAGACCAGCAGAAATCGCACACAAGCGCATGTTGATTGACTCCCGTATTATTGTCAATGCCGCTGAAATGGATGATGAATCTTAGCGATGAACTACTAGTAAAAGAAACAGCAAGGCTTCTGTATTTTGAGCATGAGGCTAAGAGCACGGGTACGTCTGGAGAACAGATAGAGGAGATAGAAGGCCGCATAGAAACTATAAAAGAGTTGCTAGAAATGCAGGGCGTTGAGATCGATGAAGACTCAATCCGGCAGAGAGCAACTATCGCGTTCCTTGCTCAGACCGGCCTTACCCCCATGGAGGCCGCGAGCGGGTTCTCTACGAAAGTAGCTAAGGTAAAAAATACCAAGTCTTCTACCGTATCTGTCAAGCGTAGCCCTCCTCCGTCCAAGGTTCCTACAGCCAATCCTACTGACCGGCTTTACTCAGACTTCCCTTTCTTTTGCAGGATGTGTCTGGAGATTGCTTACCGGCCAGGGCTTAATCCTAATGCGCCTGACGGTGGCTACGGCGCGTTTGTTCTCAACGAAGGGCAGCGCAAAGTTGCCGCTGTCATGCTTGACCAATGGCTTAATGATGAGCCTGTTCGTATTATTATACTTAAGTCGAGGCAGCTTGGTATTACTACATTGCTAATGGCGTTCTGGTTATGGCTGATTATTCAGAACCCAGGCATTACTGCGATGATCATTATTGATAAAGGGGACCATCTTAATGAGAAAAGACAAACATACGTGCGCTGGCTTGAGCGCATGGCAGAGTCATACCCCGGACTGCCTAACATCAATCGTCGCGGCTCAAAAGTTATTGAGCTACAAAACATGTCAAGAATCCTCTTCGAGTCTGCCGAGGCACCGAACCCAGGAACGTCCGAGCATATCGCAATACTACACTGCTCAGAAAAGCCAAAGTGGCCTCGTGGACGTGACAGACAAATCGACGCTAGTATCGTTCCAGGTCTGCCAGAGAAGGGACGGACAATCTACGTAGATGAATCTACCGCCGAAGGTGTTAACGGATTCTATCATAGGTGGCACAGAATTGTAGAAGGCAAGGCAGAGGCTACGCCTATATTTTTGCCGTGGTTTATTTCTTCAGAGTACCAAACAAAGCCTCCTGAGTCTTGCTATGATTCCGAGGGCAATTTCATTTATTTAGAAGATGACATCGAAGTATGCGAAACTGATGAAACGGGTAAGATTGTCCTTACTGAGTCTTCTTTTGCTGGTCTTCACAACCTTACCGATAGTCAGACATACTGGCGCAGGGGTAAGATTAAAAATGCGTTCGCTGGTGACAGGGCTATTTTCGATCAGGAGTACCCAACCACTCCGCGCCATGCTTGGCAGATTGTTGGAGGTAAGTTCTTTTCTTTTGACGAGATTGAACGATGCCAAAAAGAATCTGGCGATCCTATTATTTGCGGCAATCTTGTTGACAGTAATGGTAATGATGATCCTCTAAGACTTCTGCCTTATGGAGAGTATTCGCCCTCTATTATTCCTGTTCCTTATGGATCCCTTCAGATTAGAGAAATGCCGAAGGAAGGAGATACATACTATATTGGCGGCGATGTAGCAGAAGGTAAGCAGACTACTACCGCGTCAGGTTCTACAGACTATGACTACACTGTCTTCGTTGCCAAAGATGGGCACGGCAGGACAGTGGCGTTGTTTAGGGACAGGATCAAGCCTGAAGAGGCTGCGCTTCCGCTGCTTCTTATGAGCATAATGTATAACAATGCCCTGGTTAATTGTGAACGCAACGGGCCTGGGCAAGTAGTCTGGTCTATGTTTAGACAGACTGGATACTATAATGTTCATTACAGGAAGGGCAAGGGTTCTATCTTGGATCGTGCCTGGGCGTTGACAACTCAGTCCAACAGGCATCCGTTGCTGTATTCTTTGAGGGCGTCATACAGAGAGTGCCCTGACAGACCATGGTTCAAAGAAACCATACTTGAGATGAATGAGCTTATCATTGACAACAAAGGTAAGATTCAAGCCAGGCGTGGCGCTCACGATGATATTATCATTGCAGAGTGCCACTCTTGGAGCATGATTTATGCAGAGAAGGGCGTCGTCCTTCATTCTGAAAAACCAGAAAAACCAGCGCCGAGCGCGTTGCTGTTTGATGATATTATGTCGTTTAACGGCATAGAGAGGTGGTAATGGCTCTTGATGTTAAATCATGGGATGAGCGTCTCCGAAAGGATCTAGAGCATCGTATGAATAATTTTGATCGCAAGTGGCGAGAGAATAAAAAGATTATTCGGAATGCGGAAGAGGGCAAGCTCAAGGGGAACCTTGTTAAAGAGTTTGTTGACGCTATTCAGTCCAGGTTGATTGTAAGAAACCCGGTTGTGAAGGTTTCTTCAGACAGCACAGATTTCTCTAAGAGAGCTGACGATCTAGAAGTTGCAGCTAATTCTATTATTCGCGTGACAGAGCTTAGGCATTATCTTACTAGAGCTACTGTTACCGCATGTTGGGGTTCTACTGGATGGATTGAAGTTGGCCATACGATGGACCAACATAACTTTGATCCTATGCGTTCTATCCTGTACCGCTCGCCAAATGTAACGGCATTCGAGCAGGCAGAGAACATAGATGTCTACGAGCCAGTGTCAGAGGAGCAGGCAATGTCAGAGCTTGGCTCCGACATTGACAGCGTTCCTAAGTTTAGCCCCTTCGATGGGCAGAACATCCTGCCAGAAGCAGAAGACGATCCGGCACCAGCGTTTGACCCAGAGCTGGGCATGCCATGGCTGAATGAAGTCAGTCCGTTTATGGTTATCGTCCCTAAGAAGAATAAAAACTTTAAGGAGTTGGACTACGTTGCCAAGCTGGTGCTGTTGTCAAAGCAAGAACTTCGTCTGATTACAAACGTAAACGTAGAGAATGTTAATGTTTCTAACAAGTATAAAACACTTCTTGATGAAGTGTCTGGGTCTAAGTATATTGATGACCCTGTTCTCTTGTGCGTTACTCATATCAGGAGGGACAGGAATAACCCTGACTATACTAACTGGTACCTGGTGCATGTGCTTGGTCATCCTGACGTTGTTATCAAGTCTGATGGAAACCCTTTTGGTGGATTGATTCCTCTTGTTCCTATTCAGATTTCACTTGTGCGAAACGTTTGGGATACAACTATTGTTGACGATATTAAGCAGTATGCTGAATGGTATTCTGCTGGCGTAGAAGCTGTTGGTGACAGGCTATACGAGAGTCTTAACCAAAAGGTTCTTACTGGCGCTGGCGCAGCAATGGAAAGCGAGGAGATGCGTAAGCTGCTTAATGCTCGTTATTCTGGCGAGGTTAAAGTTAATGGAGATCCTGCTACCATTAAGACATGGGACGGGCCGTCTATTAGAGAAGAACAAATGCGACTTCTGGGGTTCTTTCAGAATCTTGCTCAGGGCGCTTCTGGCGCAAGCGACATTGATCGTGGTGTGGCTGTTAAGAAGATCACAGCAAGACAGACAGAGGCGCTGCTTAACTCTACAGCTCTAAAAGTTGATGGGATGCGCGAAGGCATTGCAATGACGGCAAGAGAGATCGTTGTTAAGTTGATGCACTTGGTTGGCACCTTCTCTTTGTATAGGTCAAGGCGCTTTACTTTCGGCACTAGAGTTGCGTCGCTTGAGCCAGGCGTAAATGACTTTACCACTTCGTACAGCTACAATATAGATGTTCGCGACATGGCCGCGCCAGCAAATGCTGAGGAACAGCTTATTCTTGTGCAGTTTTTCCGTCTACTTATGATGGACCCAAGCCCGGAAAGGCTGCTTGTTGGTCAGTGGAACTGGAGAGAGCTTGCGGAAATGATCCGTGTCCGCTTTGATATGCCGCCCGAGGTGCTACAGCAAGATCAGCCGCTTGCTCCGCTGCCACAGCAAGCGCCTGGAATGGCTGGTGTTTCAGAAAGTGCTGGACAGCCTGGTGGGCAGATGTTACCGTCTGGTATCGGCGGTCCAGAGCACCCTGAGAGATTCCCTGCGGATCAGGGAACTCCTGACATGAACAACCTTATGTCGGGTCTTAGGCAGCTTGGCTAAAAAATATGATTTATACTGATATTTGTCAAAAGTGTGGACATGAAGAAGATGACATTAGAAGCGTTGCTCGCAAAAGAGATCAGCCGGTTGATGATTTTGGTGTAGCAGTTCCTTGTGCTTCTTGCGGCAGTTCTTCTTGGAAAGTTGTTGAGCTTTACGTGCCGACTCGTTGTTGGGGGCTAAAGGGAGAGAATGAAAACTTCCCGCTAAAGTCTCATCTTAAAGGTAGCGACGGCAAGCGTATCGTTTTCAACAACAAGAGAGCTTATGAAGACGCTTTGAGTTCGCGCGGCCTTGCCATTGCTGGCAACAATCCTATTGGCGCACCGCCGGAGGCTAAGGCAACTCCTAGCAAGGCGCTTGAAAGTCATCCTACATTTAAGAAAATGAAGGATATGGAAAAGAAAGGTTTGATTGATACCAAACCTAAGTTTATCCCAAAAGAAGAGGTAGAAAGTGAGCTTGGATAACAGTGGTGCTAACGAAGGTGGCGGACTTCAAGAGTCTGCTGGAACTCAAGAATCTTCAACCGTAGAGTCTGGAGGCAGCAATGAGTCAGGTTCTTTTGATTTCGGGTCTTGGAATGGTTCTCGTGATTCTCTGCCAGATACGCATCATGCAATGTTTGATGCGCTTCAACAGAAGTCTGGCTCAGATCGAGCAACAGAGACAAACAAGAAACTCCAAGATTATCTGAGAGCGCAGATTTACGAGGCAAGACAGCAAGAGCCAGTTCAGCGGCAATCCGCAGAAGATAGTTCAGAGCCGCTGACTCGTGACGAAGCGATGCAGCTCTTCCGCAAAGAAGAAGCTGACAAGCGCCAGCGGGGAATTGTTGACGCATTCAGAAGTTCCATGCTAGACACTGTTGGCAAGCCACAAAGATACGGCGATGCTACAGTAGCGTTTGCTTCTGAATCTGAAGTAGACGATTTTAGAACGTTTGTTGGTGAGACACTTAATGGTGGCCTTACCGCACAAGACATGCTCCTGCTGTTTAGGCAGGACGATATTTTCCGGCAGATTGGCGATACTGCTGTGAAAGGATTTGAGCGTAAGCTCAAGACTAATAGACCGAGTAATGCTTCTGGCGATAGCGTTGAAACTCGTTCTTCATCGGTTCCCGCCGAATCTGGCTCTGGCAGGCCACAGAAGAGTAGGGCACCTCGCACAGCGGAGTTGTTGCAGGCAAACAACCCAGAGCTGTATAACGCTATTCTGAATGGTAAAACTTCACTATTTTAGAGGTAAATTATGGGTGTCCGCACCACATATACAGAGCAGTTCGATCTTATTCGGACTATCGAAGACCGGTCTAAGAAGCTCGTCGCTCAGGAACTTAAGAAGAGTTACCTGTACCGTCGGTTTATTCAGACCGCTCAAGTTATTAATTGCTACGATGTAAAAGAAGTCCCGCTCTATCTTGGCCCGCCGACTATGGGCAAGTGGATGAGTCGTGGCGATCTTTTGCCTGACGCTAGCGCGTCCAGCGCGGCCTTGTCGTATTGGACCAACCGTTACATCGCAACGCCTCTAGGCTTCGATGTTTTCGATCTTTGGGAGAACGAGGGTAACCCCCAAGCTCTCTTTGATCTGGTTGATTTCAAGACGATGGAGTCTGCTGTTTCCCAGAAGCGTGCGCTTTCTAGTGCAATCTTCAACGGTCTCGGCGGTTCGCAGCCTGACGGTCTTGGTACTATCATCGAAACGCTTGCTCCTGCATCGCAGACGCAAACTGTCGGTGGTGTCGCTAAGGCTACGAAGGCTTGGTGGCGGAACCAGTATGTTCAGCTCACCACGAACTTTGGTACCGTCGCTGCTGGGACGAACCTCCCCGCAGGGATCCTTGCGCTTCTCCAGCTTATTGACGCATGCACTATCGGGACGATGGTCCCGAGCGATATCGTGACCACTAAGGCCACGTTCGCTAATGTGCGCCGCGCCATGCTTGAGATGAGCACGCCGTATCACGTCATTACTGATCGGCTGGATGCACAGTACGGTGTCCGCTCGTTCATGTTTGACGGTCATTGGATTAGTTGGGATCCCAACTGCCCCACTGACGAAGTGTACTGCCTGCACATCGAAGAGAAGTTCGAGTCCGAGCGGACTGGTGGCCAGGATAATGTTAAGGTTGACGGGGATATTGAGGAAGTTGCAACTGACAACGTTCTTGATCTCAACGGCGGCCTCTTCATGATCGTCAACCCGAATGTTCGTAGTCGTGCGCTTGCTCCTCGTACTCCATACCGGCAGCTTGCTCAGACTCAGTGGATGGTCGATTCTTTCAATCTCGGCCTCTTCCGCATGTCTGATCATGGCTGCTCCAACTCTTCTACCGGCACCGGCTGGGGAACGTGGTAATAGGAGTTCGCTATGTATAACGCACTTTCGAGTAAGGTTTCTTTTGATAACCTTAACGCTTCAACTGCGAGACTGGAAAACCAACTCTCAAGCACATTGAGCGTGCATCCTGTTGCAGCCGACGCTGTAACCGCAACGTGTAACGCTGCGGCCTGGAACGTCACTGGTGCATACGCTGAGGTTGTTCCTGCAAGCACGATCACCTCGGAGTTCTTTCTCGATTCTCTTGTTATCGAGTCTGTTAGCGCCGCTGATACGTTCTTGTTTCAAGTTGCAATAGGATTAGGAGGGGCCGAGGTTATTATTGCTCATGGCCGAGCTTGCTTCGGTCACGCAACTAACTGCGGTACGGTTTATATCCCAATCCGCAAGAAGATTGCTGCAAACGCAAGGATTGCAGTCAGGGCTACTTGTAAGACCGCCGTCGGCCTCACCGCAGACGTTTCTATCTCATACCGTGTTATTTCTTAGGAGTTAACAAATGGCAACTTTTACTGATCATCGCGGTTGGACTGACCTTCAGCCGCACAGCAAGTTTCTTCCACCTAATGTTATGATCTCAGCGGAAGATCTGGCAACCCATGGCGCCAACCAGCCTTCTTCCGACATGTACCTTGAGGGGATGACCCGCAAGGTTGTCTACAAGAACGCGCTCGGCCAGAAGTACTACATGGAGCTTATGCTTTATAAGCATCCTGTTGGCGCTGCTAACCTGAACCTTCTTGCTGGCGGCGTTTCCACAGGAGCGTCTGACGGTGTTTCTGAAGGGCGGTTTCTCCTGAAGGTTGGAACCCTTGCTGGCGCTGGCGCGCAGCAGGACGCCATCGCAGGTGCGCTTCTCGCGCCATACTACAGCAATACTGCGGATTTCACAGACACTTCTGTGAACTTCAAGGTTGGTGTCTTGACTCCTGGCGACTGCATCTGGGTTGTTCGGCGCGGGCGGCTACCGCTTGACGCTAGCGGAGCAATCAACAGCGGTATTGTTCTCAAGACCGCTGCTAATGGCGAAGTGGCCGCTGCCACTCTTATTGATGCTGCCGTGCATACTACCCACCCAGAGTTCCTAGAGAACTCGTTTAGCCAGAAGGGCAAGGCTGTTGGAATTATGCGCGCAAACAGCGGTGGCGCAGCCATCACCGATGCCGAGGTTCTTCTCAGCCCGTCGTACTTGTTTGATACTGTGTGATTAGGTTTGGTCGCCGTCTGAGTGTATCCACTGCTCCGTAGATACGTGCTTTTGCTGCGCCACTCAGGCGGCGGCCCCCTCGTCAGAAATTAGCCAGAAGGAGATAGGTTAGTGGCCAACCCAACAATGAAAATTGGCGAGATAATCGATCTCCTTCTGGCTAATACCGGTCAGAATATGACCGAAGATATTATGTACCAATGGTTTGAAGAACTATATAGAATGGTTCGCGAAACCAAGTGGTCTTGGAATTGGTTGTGGGAAGGCAGGGTAACCTTTGAACCCAGCACTACATCTGATGCAGTTCTTTGGAGCGGAGTCGAGGGTAATAACTACATTACTCTTGATGGTGGCGGTAGCGTTCTTGCGCTGGCGCTTAACGTGTGGACATGGAAGAAAACAGGCCGCGTATTTTATTGGGACGAGCGGCTATACAGGGTAGTCAATGGTGGCGCACACAACAACAACCGCCTGTATATTGACAAGCCGCTGCACAACGTAATTACGAGCCAGAAACTTAAGTTCTGTAGGCAGAACCATGCGTTTAGAACCTCGTCTATTAAGACAGTCGAGGTAGACTTCCTTAAGAAAGTCTCTACGCTCAACGATGACTTCATTAGAGATTTCCTTGTCACGCGGACATGGACAGAGGAGGGTGCGCCTATTACGTGGAAGGTAGACGATAACTTTTATCTCCCACGTCCAGTTAGTGCCCCACTCGTGGGTTCAACAGTAGGGGCCACATTTGTTGCTGGCACATACTACTATTTCTGGGCTTATGTTGATCAAGAGTCAGGTTTGATTTCCCAGCCTGGGCCGGTCCTTGAATATACTGCTACGCTTAACCAGCAGCCGGTGGTCAGCTATGGTTCTACGAATCTTGGCGAGCATACATACGGGCTAAGACTCTTTAGGTCTTCTGTTAATCCCAAGCGCGTTCGCGTCCCAATGTATGCAGTAAATGGTCCGTCCTCTGATGCGAGGGCTGGTGTTGTCGGTATGGATTCTGAGCGTGATTACATGTGGCAAACTGGAACAGCTGGTGACAAGCACCCCACCGACGCCGCCAACACTGTTACTGATACCCTTTCCGATACAGCACTTCTTAAGAAAGAAAAGTATTACGACGGCCCGTGGACCACTATTGATATGGTCCCGTGTCCAGACGATGTGTATTCTTTTGATGTTTACAGATTGAATAACTGGGGATTCAGGCCGTCTGGCAGTGACTACATTGATCTTGGCCGTAACAACCAAGTTCTTGAGCTGCTCAGGATGGGCATCCATCAATTCACTGAGCTTCAAAATAGGGACGCAACTTCATTCAGAAACGGCGTTGTACAGTTTAGGCAGCAGCTTGCATATCTTCTTAGAGAGGATAGAACGGCAGCTTCAGAAGATCCTGGCGTGGATAGGCATAGAGACTACAGGTCTATTAAGAACATTTCAGAGTACGATCCCACCAAGTATTGGCACTGGACTTCGTAATGTCAGCAGCCGAGCTACCACTGTTCTTTCTTGCCGGCCTGGACGAGTCTGAGTTTGATAAAACTCTAAAGCTCGCCGAGGGTAGTGTAAACTTCTATCCTACTAAGTCGGGTGAGTATCTTCAGAACTACCCAGGCAAGACTAAGATTTTTAGATCTGACGGGGCAGATGACGAGCCAGCTACCGGCGCGTTTATCGCAGAAGAACCGTCAACGTCGATGGCCTACACTAAGATAATCTCGTTCATAGATTATCTCGGTATAGAGCACATTGTATTCTCGGCAGACAATCAGTTGTATACGGTGGAGGGCAATGGCGCTAGGCTTCTCCATACGTTTACGGGCCTCGGGCGCGGCGGAACGGCTGATAGCCGAAAGTTTCCGTACCTGTTTATACATGAGCAGAAGCTAATCATTTTGAACCACGGCGATCCGCCGCTGGTTTGGGACGGTATTGTCGGAGTTGTTCCTGTTGGAGTTAGAGAGACGCCGAATCCTCCAAGACTGTACCTTGCTACAATCTTTGTGCCAAAGTACCATGGGGAGCCCGAGGTTGGCACTCATACATTTTTCCATACTCCGTGGGAGTGGAGCGGTGCAGCCGCGCCCGATGATGCCCGAAGGTGGTACTTAGATGCTGAGTGGCCAAACGGACTTGCTAACGACTCAGGCGGTGGCGGTGACATCTCAGGCATACACGTTTGGCGTGTTCAGTTTGTAGATCATTTTGGCAACAAAGGAAAGGCGTCGGCGGCTTCAAGGATATTTGTTGTCCCAAACCAGAACGAATACAAAAAGAAGGAAGATGCAGAGGCCGGAGTGGTCGCTGCTTCATGGGCGAAAGGCTGGCCTGTTGTTCAGTGGAACGTCCCATCGTCAGATCAGCACATCTCAGCCGTGTATGCTGCGAGATCGCTATCAATGCACCCAAGCTCGGCCACGGTCGGATCAGAAGATTCTTGTTTCGTCGAGTGGACTCAGGCTAATTCAACTGGCACAAGATATACAGCCTGGCGCGACGACGCTGTAATTG